GTTATCACAGAGCATATGTGAATGGCGAAATCTAATGCCACCTCTCAACATAAATGAGAGTAACTATCCATTGTACCTTCCTACGGGAAGAAGAAGTCGGTAGTAATACCGCATCTATATGGGATCCCATCACGTGGACCGTAGATGGCTAGGTCGTACCTAGCACTTTGCGCCTGCTCTCCTTACGTTCACCGGTGATGCTTCGGTATACAAAGAGTCAGATTTAAGTCTATCTGCGGCAGTGACTGCCGGCGCCAACGTCAACCATGGGGCTTACTTGGTCAAGTAAACCCCGTAACGATCGACTTGATTGTTACTAATTTGGGGGGAAGGGAAATTAACCTTCTTCTCAGAATCCTTCTTCTGGACTTCTTGATAGGGTTCAACCTTAGAAACGGTTAGATCGGGTTTAAGCTCGATTCGCCTAATACCTAGTTTCTTGGTCAGTTCTGGATCGGCTATAGACTTGCCTTCACAGAATTCAACGTCGTACTCACAGAAGAGATCTCCGACGGAACCACCAGCGAACGAAAGCTGGTCAATAATGTGATGATACTCGCCAAAATTGGCAAGACCGAGGGCATCACCTCCATTATTAATAAGATACCAGGGAACAGAGGCCTTTCGACAATCGAAATCGACAACGGTGTTCTCCCAGAGCTTCTTGGTATCTTGACCTTCACAATTCCTAGCTTCGGCCACCGAAAAGGTAGCCAAGGTGTCAACTTCGTACTTAGGTGCCCCGGTCTGGGCTCCACCGAAGGTAGCGGGTACAACACCAACACAGGTAAAACGCAGTCTATTAAACTGGTATTTACCATATATTGTGCCAACGGCACTTAACCTAGGAAAGGTTCCTGTGTATAGGGGAGAGACCCCATATACATTATCAATGGGTCCAGTATTCGAACCCGTAACGGAGCCCAGGTAGTCACACCCGATAAATCGAGCATCCGACCCTGGACGGGTTGGGTTCGCAGTCCTAAAGTGTGGCTTAGGACGCTGCCCTGTTCCAAATGCGAACGGGGCGAGGTTGGCGAGATTCTTCTCCAAGGGGGACCGAGGGAGGTAGGTCTGTGGACCGCCACCACGCTTAGACTTCTTAATCTGACGTGGCTGAGTTTTGGGTTTTGATTTGGCACTCGATTTCTGGTTCGAGGCCGGGACCATCTTGCTATTTTGCATTGGATACCTAGAGAGCTACTAGAGACTGTTCATCTCTACCTCTTCAAACACCGTGCAGTCGTTCGGCATTTATGTCAGCTAACTGATCAATTTAGCACGTAAGTCTTTACATCAGATCGATAACGTTTTGGTGTACTGGCCTCCATAGGCGTCTAACAACAGTAACTTTCTCAGGGTTACAGAGACATTGGAGGCAGGCCAGCGGGTAGAGACCCAATGGACAAGTTTTACGACATTCCGGGTCGGCAAGATGGTTACAAATCAGTAACATGAACAAACTCCTCAATCACCCACGATAGTTCAGTGGTCGTTGAGGATAGGGGGAGACCGTGGTGCACTGTCAATGCAGGGGAAAGGTCCTCGTAATGATAAAGCGGTTTAATGGGATCTGGTTGGAGAGGCTCCTCTAGAACAATTCGGTCTAGAGCGTAGAAGCCTGATGGATAGAAGAGAGTTGTCATCCTCTTCTTAGTCCATTTTCCCTTGATGGGCCAAATGAAAGGCTCATCCACCTCGAACTGCCATTTTGACCAGACGCTCTGATGAACGTCGTCCGTAGCCAGAGGGCCACGTGATGGTAAGCAGTTGTCGTGTAGTTCGGACTCCTGTATGCGATGAACGAGCATACGATCGAAGTCACTAAAGGAAAATCGCCAGTTAGGAGGGGGGACAACACCCATACCTCCATATCTCTTCGGAAGGAAGAGATTCCGATGTCGTAGGGAACCACCATAACGCGTTAGTGTTTCGACATCGATTGCTTCTCTGTGTTCGGATAAGAATCGTCTCAACAATTTACAGGCTCGACCTGGTAAACTACCACTCAGGGTAGTATTGAGATTTTCACAGAGGCCATTACGAGGATCAGAACCGTAATGAGCAAGGGCATACTCTTGAATTGGAGGAAGTTTGATATCAACACTTCCATCCTCCGCGAAGGAAAGACACTCACCAGAGATAGTGAGGCCATCGTCGGAACTACCCATAACTTTATGCTGACCGAAGAACAGGCCGGTATTTAAAAAGTTAATCTTCCAAGGGGAAGAGTAGTCACTACGGAGATCGTAGTGGACTGAGGTAGAATTCACATTCAAATACTCAGGATGATGATAAGACTTTCCGATCGACATATTAAGTCCGACCTTCTGTCCATAGAGAATGTGGTCCTCCCAAAGATCAGGAGGAGCCGCATAGACCATATCATCACCATTCACAAGAACATGGCGGAGACGCTCCTTTGAGGTCCAATCAGCCTGGTGGAATCTAGTGTTATAAAGGTAGAGACCTAAATTAGCTAGACAAAGTATGGGAAATGAGAGTATTGAACCCATCAATTGACCCGTTTTCTGGACACCCAGTTGTACGACTTTAGAGGTCCTAGGTCCCTTTGAACCTAAAGACTTAATAGTCCCACTAGCACCCTTCTTAGGATAGAAGAGGTTATGTGGCCCAAGTACGCGGAGAGCACGAAGTTGTGCAGACTCAGGAAGATCCTGAATCAGGTACTTAAGGATACGACTGGTGTACTCCCAGGAAACGCCGTCGGTAGCGGCGGAGTAGTCAACCGAAAACCATTCATCAGTAGGATCAGCCTTCTCTTTAAGATCAATGAGATCAGTAGGACAGAGAGGTCTACCAATGAGCCGGAAGGAGTCCATCCTTCGCATGGCACTATGCATCGATTTCTGAAGAGAACGCATGCTATAGTATGGAACGGATTCACCCTTTGAGATTATCCTAATCTTAAGGGGCTCAAGGACAGCTTGTATGGTACAATTCAAAACACGATCAGGAAAATCGTGTGACGAGCGTCTTAGACTCATCCACAAGCTGTGGCCGAATGAGTCCATCTCCTGACGAACACCCCGACGGGGAGTGTAAGTCATCCTACAAAGCTCACCATCAAAACTAGGATAGTCTGGAAGACCAGATATCACTCTAAGAGTCTGATGCTGACCACCTTCATTTCTGGTGGCTTCAAAGCTGGCACTCGTGGAAGTTCTACCACGAGTAAAGTCAGTTTGAAAATTCTTTGTAACCTCGGACCGAACGGAGTCCAAAACAGAAAGAAAGATCTTCTGTTCGAGAATCTCACGGTAAACGTGAGGATCACCCTGGTCATCTGAAGTCAATGATTTTAGATGATCTCCATAGGCTTGATCAACGAGGAACTCGCTAACCGCCATACAAGACCTTTTGGCCTGGAACCATGAGTACCAGAGGTGTGTATTACGGCGATTAAATGCTATAAGACGGGATTTCATCCATCTTCGAAGCATACCCGTTGGACAAAAGGGTCCACCGGGGGGAGGGGAGGGGAGTACGTTATTTAGATAGTTTGCTAGTGGGTAGTTTAGGACATACTTTGCTCGCTTCATCCAAGTTAATTCTTGTTTGGGGCCTGCGAGGCATGAGTCTTTAACACACTCACCAGCACATTCAAAACACCTATCTAAGTAGTTGTGTACCTGTATTGACAGGGCACGGCGGACTTGACCATCAATCTCATGATGTTCTAAGATGAGATCAAGTCCCCGTACAAGAGCGTTTGTCCTATCGACTAAGGAAGTCAATTTCAAGGTCGTTTCAGGTTCATCCGCGGACTCGGATGAGACGAGGGTAGGGTCATCCCTACCAGTTGACGTTTCACTGGGTAAACTGGGGTAGTTGGACTCTCGAAAGAGATCCAACCGCTCCATGGTGGTCTCATGGTAGAACTGCAGATCTGATATCTGTCGGAGTTCGTCCATGTCCACTGAACTAGAAAGTTTCTCAGGAAACAATTGGTTTGACATCTTTTCACAGTATGTGAGGG